ATGACGACTGATGCGGGGTGGGCCAGCGGGGTTGGGGTCGTGAGCGCCATTGGTGCGGTTTTGCTCCAGAACAACTCCACAACCGGCACAAGTATGGCGATGATGGTGCCGGTCGTGTCTGCCGTTATAGGAGGCGTCATGTCGTACGCCGTCCTGCGAACCACCGTGTCGAAGATGGAGCGCGACGTACGGGATATTCGCAAGGATATGGGCGAGATGTATGCGCTGTTGCGCGATGCGCTAACAAAAATCGCGCACGTGGAAGGGCGGCTCGACCGCCATTCCGATTAACCATGCACCGGAGATAAGCTATGCCGAGTTTTCTCACGAACGCGCTGCTTCCCATCGTCGTCGGCCCGCTGACGTTTGTGGTGATGCAGGGGCTCAAGTCGCTATCCGCTACCGTGGATGCGCTGCCGCCCGTCGCCAAGCGTTTCGCTGTGATGGTCATTGCCATTGCCCTGACGGCGCTTGGCGCAGTCTCTGGCGTGGACTTCCAGTGCAACGCCGAGGGGGTCAACTGCCTGAGCACGCTCGATAAGGACGCGGTGAAGGCGGTCATTGGCACGGCCCTGGCCTACGCCATGCACTACGCCAAGCAGAAGAAGGGCTGACATGTCTGCCTTCGTCCCGCCGCGTTCGTGGCAGTCTCGTCCGAGCCCAAACCACAACGCGCGCCCTGCTACGGCGAAGATCAGCGGGATCGTCCTCCATGCCGACGCCTCCAGTTCGGTGGCGTCGAGCATGGATTGGATACGCCGCTCAGAGTCTCAAGTGTCATACCACGTGCTTATTGGACGGAGGGGCGACGTTTACCTGATCGTCCCGCCCGAGCAGCGCGCGTGGCACGCAGGGCGGTCTGTGTGGGACGGCGTATCCGACTGCAATGACTACACCATCGGCGTGTGCCTGAGTAACCGCAACGACGGCGAAGAGCCGTACGCAGGGGCACAGCGCATCGCCGCTATCGAGGTGTGCGCGGAGCTTTGCCGACACTTTGCGATCCCAGCCTCGCGCATCACCACGCACGCACTCATCGCCACACCGGCTGGGCGAAAGACCGACCCCCGTGGCCTTGAGCTTCCCCCATTCCGCGCAGCGGTTGCCACCGCGCTCCGCACAAAGACACCGTAACTGTTGACACAATGGGCACTTAGCGTGCCCCTAGTTTCCCTAACACAGCGCGTCGTTCCCTCGTGGAAACGGCGCGCTTGTTTCATGCTACCAACAGCCCCCTTGCGTAAATCGTCAACCACACGTACACTTGGCCTGTGCGTCAACAACAGGGTTGTCGCACAACACTTTGTGTGGGGGTTGTATGGCGATTCACAAGCTGGCACTGGGTCCGATCACGATGAACATCGTGGCGGTAGAGGAAACGGAAGGGAACTTCGGCCCGCAGGTGCAGTTCACGGGCGACGACGGCACGACGGTGTACGTGTCCCTCTCTTCTGCCACGTCGCAGTTGGACCGCAACAAGCTCAACTTCGAGACTGTGGTGGGGCAGCGTATGCACTTCGAGCAGATCAAGAAGGACGGCAAGACGTTCACGAATATCAACCGCGTCCCCGCTGGCGCTGGCGCTCCTGCTGCCACTCCCGCTGCGGCCCCAGCGCGCACCGCGGTACCTGCGCCTTCGATGTCCGAACTGGCGGCAATCTACGGTCAGTGCGTGGATGCGGCGATGGCGACCATCGGCGTCAGGCTGGAAACGGCGGGCGTGCCGTTTGACGGCGCGGTGATCCAGTCGGCGGCGGCTACGCTGTTTATCAAGGCCACGCGGTAATGGATACCACGCGGATCGAACTCGGCCTGAGCAGCAGGGAGGCTGTCATACTCTCCCTGCTGTCTGAACTCGGGATTGCAACGCTCACGCAGGACTTCAAGCTCGGCGCGTCGGTACTGGAGACGATCTCCAAGCTGGACGGCGCGGAGGATGTGGCGGGCACGGTGATGAAGAAGCTGGACGAGATGATGGACGTGGCGGCGCTACAGATCACCCCAGCCGACGGGACGGTATCATGACCCTCGAACTCAACGAACTGGAACGGGCAGCACTGCTGGCGCTCGTCGGGCTGTCGGTGTCGGTTATGCAGAACGACGAAGAGAACGGGCGCGAGTTTATCAAGGCGCTCTCGCAGGAAGGCATGGAGGGTGTCTGTAAGGAGCTGATCGAAAGGCTCAACAAGGGGATTGTCAGTGCCTAAGATCACCAACGTCCACGGGTTGCCGCAGTCTATTGTCGATGCGGTGACCAACGATCCGTACAAAGGTGGCGGGGACATCTCCGCCACCAAGCTGATCGACGCGCCGCAGATTGTGGCACTCTCGAAGCAGTACGCCTCGCACATCACGGTCGATGTGTCGGAGCGTTTGTGGTCGCTCTTGGGTCAGGCGGTACACACGATCCTTGAGCGGGCGGGGTTGCGCGCGGAAGGCATGGTGGCAGAAGAGCGCCTCTATGCCAAGGTCAACGGCTGGACACTTTCGGGCCAGTTTGACGTGATGGCGCTCGACACGGGGACACTGATGGACTACAAGGTGACCACCGTGTACAAGGCCAAGGGCAACGATGCGTGGACGCGCCAGTTGAACATCCTGCGGTGGCTGGCGCACCAGAACGGGCACGACATCAAGGCGCTCCAGATCATCGCCATCTTCCGCGACTGGCGGAAGACGGAAGCCGAGCGGAACGCGGACTACCCGAAGGCGGCGATTCAGGCCATCGACATCCCCGTATGGGACTTGGCGGAAACGGAAGCCTACATCCTCGAACGCGTGCGGGGGCACCAGACCGCGCAGCAGGGCACGGTGGTTCCGTGCACGGACGAGGAGCGGTGGTACAGCGGGGACCGCTACGCAATCATCAAGCCTGATGGCAAGCGCGCGCTGCGCGTACTGCACGAGGAGCCGTCCCCAAACGACGTCCCAGAGGGCTACGTGGTGGAGAAGCGCATCGGGGAGTACAAGCGGTGCGTGCACTACTGCGACGTCGCCCCATTCTGCGAACAGTGGGAGCACACGAACCATGTCACAGCCGATGCCTAATTCAACACTAGTCCACGAGGACACGCACGCAGGAAACCGCCCGCACGAGATTCGGCGGGCGAAGGTACGGGCCCTTTACCGCAGCGGCTTGTCCTTGCGGGCGGTCGCCGAGCAGGTCGGGGTCACGTTCCAAGCCGTCCACCGGATGCTGGAGCGCATGGGGGAGCCGATGCGTCAACGGGGTGGCTCAATGGGGAGCCACAGTCGGCACCGGAAATAACGCCAACAGGGGGAGAGGGGGAGGATGCCGGTGTTGTCGATTGTCCCCGCCGCAGCGGTCGCTGATTCGGCGGTGACGGATACGCAACTGCGGGTGCTGTGCGCGATTGGGACGTTTACCAACCGCCTCGGCGGGAACGTGTGGGCCAGCGTCGGGACGCTGGCGAAGGCGTGCAACCTGTCGATTCGCACAGTCCAGCGTGCGGTCCCTGCGCTGATTGAGGCGGGGTATTTGCGGCGAACGGAACGGATGGGACGCACGCCCGTGTACGAAGTGGTGCTTGAGCAGGGGGTGTCAGGGGAGTCGGAGGGGGGTGTCACAGCAGTCACCCCACCCCCGTCAGCGCAGTCACCCAAACGAGAAGAAGAACGATCTACTAAACGATCTAAGAAGTCGGATCTGGCTGCGCTGTTTGAGGCGGAGCAGTTTCGGCTGGCGATGGCGGAAATTTGGACACACTACCCTCCGCGCCCCGAACCCCACCGGTACGTCCCAGCGCGTCAGGCCGTGGCGGAGGCGGTACAGGCAGGGGTACCTGTCGCCACCCTGGTCAGCGCCGTAAAGCAGTACGCCCAGCACATCCTGCGTAGCCAGACCGACAGCCGGTACGTCCGTGGGATAGCGTCCTTTTTCCGCGATGGCGTCTGGGAGCAATACGCGCAGGTCACCGTACACGGGCGGACGCGCGAAGAGTGGGCGCGTTCAGGCCAAGACGTTTCCGAGTTTGACCGCCTCGCTCTGGGAGCAGCATGAAGCACTTTACTGACCGCGTGTTTTACCTCAATAGCACCGACGAACTTGTGCACATCCGCTTTCTCACATCAGGAAACTGGGTCATGTATCTCTTGAGCGAACAAGGTGGATGGGAATGGGAGGTTGCGCTTATCCTCCCCACGTACGAAGATGTGTTCTCGCGTATCCGCCGATACGACCCAGATCTTTTGCTGCAAGAGGAATGGGCGTGATGGCGCACAACATCCCCCTCCCGCGCCACCGCTACGTGTGGGTCATGGCCCACTACGTGCGCCCAAACGCGCATGATCTGACGTCGTATGAGCTGATCCCTGCGGTCTGGTGGGGCGTCAGCGTCCAACCGAACCGCGTGCTGGGGTGTCATGTCGTGCTGGAGAACGGCGCGATGGTCGTGGACCTTCCGCTCCATGCGCTGCGCTGGCACACGGAGAAAGACCCGACCGACACGCTGCTGCCGTTGTCTGCCAAGTATTTCACGTGGGACTGTTATGGCTGGGACGCGGAGATCGTACAGCCGCCGTACCTCGACGAGATGCGGGTGCAGTTGCTGGACGAGGACCACAAGCTGACCATCGACTACGGCTATCTGTGGTTCGCCGTGGACCACATGAAGGACGGCTTTGGCATGGAGCCCGCGCAGCACAAGCATCTCTGGGTGGTCGCCAATACCTGTGGGCGGTTCTCGTGGGTGCCGCAAGACCAACTCCTCATCCACGATAAGTCGTTTACGGATGTCGATGGTGTTCCGAAGATCAAGCGACAAGACCGCGCATGGAGCATGGAATGAACACGTTGGACGCACACGGCATTATCAAATCCCACCTGTTGCGGGGGCGGTATGCGGCGAAGAAATCAGGCAAGAGCATTGCGTTTCGCTGTCCTCGACACAACGACTCCACCGCCTCCGCGTGGCTCGGAGATCACGCGTGGGGGTGCAGTGCCTGTGGATTTTCCGAAGGGCTGGCAACGCTGGCCGAGGTTTTGGGCGTGGAGATCCCTGTCCAGACCGGCAACACAGGGCTCACCCTCGTCGAGTACGCCGAGCGGAAAGGGCTCGCCCTTGACGTCCTCACCCGAGCAGGAGTAACGCAGCGGGACGGGAAGTACGGGGAGCCGCTGGTGGCGATCCCCTACCGCGACGCGGAGGGGCAGACCATCCGCACCAAGTGCCGCACGCGGAAGGGGACATTCTGGATGGCGGACGGCACCGGCACGCCGCTCTACGGGCAGGACGTACTGGCCGCTACGACGGGCCCCGTCCTGATCGTCGAGGGCGAGTCGGACTGCCACGCGGGATGGCAGCGCGGGCTGTGCGTGGTGGGCGTTCCAGGGGCGTCGCTCTGGAAGTCAGAGTATGCCCTGCTGTTCTCGGGGCGGGACGTCACTGTATGGCAGGAGCCTGACGAGGGCGGGGCCACGCTGGTCGCCAACGTCGCGCGATCCCTCCCGTCGGCCCGCGTCCTCAAGGACGTGACGTACCGTGGGCAGCGCATCAAGGACCTGTGTGACCTGCATCAAGCCGTGCAAGCCCACGGGGAGCCGTGGGAGTCCGCGTGGGCGCATATCGTCAATACAGCCGTGCCCATCGGGACGGAGCCGCCCACGGTGGCCTTCGACAGCCTGAGCGGGATGACGCTGGAGCACCTGCTGGAAGAAAAGCTGGCCCCCATTGATGCGGTCCCGACCATGCTCTCGGGCTGGAATACGCTGTGCCGTGGAGGTGGGGGTGGCGTTGGGCTGGCGCGCGGGTGGTTCATCACCATCGGGGCGAACACTGGAACCGGTAAGTCGTTGGTAGCCATCAACTTAGCAGCACAGGCGATCTTGCATGGCGAGGCCGTGACCTTTATCTCGCTGGAGATGGGACGCAGCGAGCTGGCGACGCGCCTTCTCTCGGTGGTCAGCGGGGAGTCGGTCAGTGTACTGGAGCAGGGTGAATCATTCTCGCAGGACGCGTTTATACGGGCATCGGTGACACTCGACAATATCCGTACACAAACAGGCGGACACGTGATGGTGAACCGACGCCCGATGTCACGGCTTTCGGACGTGGAGGCGGCGATCAAGTACCACGTGGATGTGCACGGGTCGCGGTACTTCCTCATCGACTACATGCAGTTGGCGTACACGAGCCATAGCCACAGCATCAACGAGCGGATTGAGCAGGTCGCGCACCGGCTCCGTGAGTTGGCGCAGCAGTACCAGATCGTGATGGTAGCCCTCTCGCAGTTCAACCGGCAGACCTCTGCCAACCGCAGCGAGCGGCCCGTCGCGCAAGGACTGATGGGCGGTAGTGCGATTGAGAACGACTCACACCAAGTGCTGTTGTTCGACCACTCGCGCTTCGAGCGGCACGGCGGGATGGCAGACACGTGGTTGATCGTGGACAAGAATCGACACGGCAGCGTGGCCGATCTTCCGGTGCGCTGGGACTACCGGACCCTGCGGCTGGAGACTCGGGTGTCACCGCCAGAGAAGGATGGATGGACCGCACGCATCGGGAGGAACGCACAGTGAGTGGCTTGACGTACGTGGAGTTGTTTGCAGGAGCAGGAGGGCTCAGTATGGGGCTCGACGCGGCGGGGTTCGAGCCTATCGCACACGCCGAGATCGAGCCCAACGCGAGGGCCGTACTGCGGAGGCAGTGGCCGACCGTGCCCCTGCATGGGGATGTCGCGCAGATCGACGGGACGCAGTTCCGTGGCGTGACACTGATAAGCGGCGGGTCGCCGTGTCAGGACTTGAGTGTGGCGGGACGGCGGGCGGGGTTGGACGGCGCACGCTCTGGGTTGTTTCATGAACAGGTCCGCATCTGGAAAGAAAGCGAGGCCCCGTACCTTATCTGGGAGAACGTCCTTGGAGCCCTCAGTTCTAACAACGGCCACGATTTCGCCGCCGTCCTATCAGCCTTCGTGGGAGCCGACGTTGCTGTTCCCCAGGACGGATGGCGCAAGTCAGGTGTGGCAGCAGGATCTACCGGAGTGGCCGCGTGGCGCGTGTTGGACCTGCAACACTTCGGCCCCCCACAGCGCCGCCGTCGTGTCTTTGTCGTCGCTGCTCGAGCCGGTGGGGTCGATCCCGCCGAAGTATTGGCTCTCTCAGAAGGCGTGTGCGGGCATCCTTCGCCGCGCCAGCAAGCGCGGGAAATCGCTGCCTCCAGCGTTAGAGGCGGCGTTGAAGGCGTTGTAGAGCCGGTTTTCCCAACACTTACAATGGGCGCACATACCGCAGGGCCTGGTGGCAACGGACAGGACGCGCTGCAAATCCAGCAGACGCTCTCGGCTGTCGGCGTAGGACTCCCTCGCCGCATCACGCCGCTTGAGTGCGAGCGGTTGATGTCGTGGCCGGATCACTGGACGCGGTACGGCGCACACGAGGACGGGACGCCCTTCCTCCTCTCGGACGCGGCACGATACCGCCTGTGCGGCAACGGCGTGGGCAGTGTCTGCGTTGCGTGGTTCGCCGCGCGGCTCGCGAGGATGGTCGAGGCAGCGTCATGCCCGCCCTGACGTTTACCGTCCCGTGGGAGGCGCTGTGTAGTGACAACCGGAAGTACGTGCGCGGCTACATCCTGAGCAAGCGGTATCGCCAGTCGAAGCACGTGATCGGCGAGCTGGCACGGCTTGCGGCAGAGCAAGCAGGGTGGACTGAAACACGACAGCGCATCGGCATTGTCATCGTTGTCCGCGCACCGGATCGCCGACACCGTGATCTCAATTTCAGCAAGAGCCTGAAAGACGGAATCACCGCGAGCGGCGGGGTGTGGATCGACGACAAGCAGGTGCGCGACGAACACTGGATCTTCGACGACCTCAACGTGTCGCCCCTTATTGCAGGCGCGACCATCACCATTCGATTACTGGAGCCACTACGTGATGTATCTCAAAAACCGCATCCCAGGCTATCTCATCGTCACCAAGGATCTCGACCCGCCCGTTCAGGCGTACGCGCACGAGACTTGGGTGTTCCCCATCAAGACCAGACACACCGAAGAGCCGACGATCATCCGGTACGAAAACGAAGAACTCGCTCGTGAAGGACACATCCAAACAATGGTCCGCTTCATCAAAACCCCAGAGGACGCATGAATCTCATGAAGGCCGTCGTCGATCACGCCCCTGTGCTGCTTGAAGAGATCGACACCCGTATCACGGCGCTGATCCAAGAACTCCGTACGCTGCAAACACAGCGCGTGCAGCTCGTCATGCAGCTTACGCTCGTTTCCATTGAGACCGCACCAGAAGACACCCCATGAGCCAGACACCAGACCCGACCGACGCGAAAGCGGACGGCAACTTCGGCAGCGCCGGCTCCCACCGCACCGGCTACGCGAGCGACAAGCTGGCGAACGCCGAACACTGGGCACGGAAGGGCGGCACGTTGAACGCAGGAGAGGGACTGATCCTCTGCGCCGAGATCGACCGGCTGCGGGCCATTCTCGCCGCGCTGCGGGAGCCGAGTGAGAAGGTTGTACGCCGCATGACACAACGGACAATCGAAGGACTGCACCATGTCGATCTTGACATTGTGCTTGATGCGATCCGTGTGGCGTTGCCAGCCGCCGTTGAAGATGCCGAGCAGGAGGACGCATGACGCAGCCGAATCCAGGCAGTGACGCCGCTGTCGCCCTCGGCTGCACCTGCCCCGTCCTCGACAATGGGCGGGGGAGAGGCGCGTATCAGGTGGATGGCGTGTGGCAGTTCTGGATCACGCCAGACTGCTCGCTGCACGGCAAGACGGAGGACACGCCCAATGGCTGAGCGGTATGAGGGAGAAGCAGACGCACTGCGACAGCGGATCATCGAGCTAGTCGCAGAGCGCGAGGTGTGGCAGACCCGCATCGGCCAACTGGAGCGCATCGTGAAGGAAACGACCGCCGCCAAAGAGCTGATCGCGGAACTTCGGCGGCGCACTGAATCCGCCGAGCAGCGCGTGCAGGTGCACAAAGACTTTCTGACATCGGACGAGGCGGCAACGTATATGCGCGTCAGCAAGCAGACGCTGGCAAAGCTCCGGTGCGAGCGGAAGTCACCGCCGTATCGCAAGGTCGGCGGGCGCGTCCTGTACGAGCGCACTGAGCTGGAGAAGTGGATGGATATGCCACGCCGAGGGAACTACACATGAGCACCGGACTGCCGCGCTATCTTCGTGTGCTTCGTGACCGTCTGCGGACAGCGACCAACGCGCTCGACACGTTCGAGCGGCTGGAGGTCGCTGCCGCCTGGGGCGCGCCAGCGAGTGACGCAAAGCGCCAGTCGGCGATGCGGACCATTGAGCAGTGCGTGATCGACGCAGCAGACGCCATCGGGTGCCAGCCATCCGAGAAGTGGATGTTCTCAGAGATCATCCGCCGGTTGCGGGAAGAAAACCAGCGACTGAGCGAGGCGAACGCCACGCTCGCCGCGCAACATCTTACCGAGGTAAAGGGTAGCGATGGGCATTAACAATTACGGAGAAGAGAACAAGCGGCTCGTCCTTGGCGCAATCAAGGCGCACAAGACGATTACCACGGCAGAGATCGCCAAGGTGCTGGGTAAACCCAATAGATCAGTCCATTACATCTGCCGTGCGCTGGAAGAGCAAGGGTACGTGCACGCGCAGAAGCTGAACAATGCTCATGGGCATCGGCTGGTCTGGTCTATAGTTCCGATGGAGGAGGGTCAGACACCGCCAAAGCGCCTAAAGCGCAATACACCGGAAGACCCTGATTACTGGGTACCACAGCCGTGGGTGCACCCGATCCGCAAGCGTATCCTAGAGGGGTAATCTCCCCACCCCATAACGCACCACACCCCGCTCGTCTCACGCAGAGGCGGCGGGGTGTGATGGCAAGAGGGAGTCATCAGCCGGGGGTCTGATGGCGGCAGAGGGTTGTCCCTCGCCACGCCAACACAATGCGCGACCATCGCGCGTTTTGCAAGCCCTAGTTTTGCTCTGCGGCATAGTAGTTCTGCCCTCACTCTCTCTCCACGCGCGCCACGCGCGCGCCCCGAACGCAAAAACCCTGAGAGGTAACCCCGAGGGGTAAGCCTGAGAGGTAAGCTCGTGCGTGTGCGCGCGTGCGCGCACACGTGCACACGTGCACACGCGCACACGCGCACACGTGCACACGCGCACACGCGCACACGTGCACACGTGCACACGCGCACACGTGCACACGTGCACACGTGCACACGTGTGCGCGTGCACACACACACGCACACACACACGCACACGCGCGCACGAGGCGCCAGGCGACGCCACAGGGGCTCGAGCCCCTCGAGCTCGAGGGCGACGCCGTGGGGTGCGCGTGCTGGCGCTCTGCGGGGCCCCAGTAGCCTCGTAGAGGGGCGATCTCGCGTTGTGTGGGGAATCGGTGCCCCCGAACGGCGTTCGGGGCTCTGCGGGGCGTTTAGGGGCTCGAGCACCACGGGGCCCTCGAGCTCGAGCCCTACGGGGCCCTCGAGCTCGCGTGCGGCCCTCGAGGGCTCGAGGGCAGGGTTGCCCCGCTCGAGCGGCGTTCGGGGCTCTGCGGGGCGTTTACGGCCCCGCACGCCCCCAACGCAAAACGCCCCCGCGCGTGAGCACGGGGGCGTTGGGTTGCGGGGCGTGTGCGTTAGTCGGTGAGCAATGGTACGAGCTCGAACACCCACGAGGCGACCGATGCGGCGTCGGTGCGTACGTGAAACGCGGCGTCCTCTGCCGTCACGGTGTAGTGCTCGCAGAGTAGCTCTGCTGCGGCGTTGGGATAGTCGCGGACCCACTCGAGCGCCCCCGCTTCGCCGTTGCGCTCCGCGAGCTCGACGAGCTCGACACGCACACATTCGCGCATGAGCTCGTCGGCGTCTTCGCCGTCGCTCGTGAGTAGCGCGGGCGTGTCGTCGTGCAACGGCGTCACCGTCACACACGCGGGGCCATGCACCGTCGCGGGGCTCTCCCACTCAACGTCGTGCAGGTAGTTCGAGTAGCTGCGCGCGGTACGCGCCGCGCGTAGATGCGCGGGCGGATTCCATGCGTAGGTGTTCGAGTACCAGCACCCATGATACTCAACGCCAGCCGCGCGGTTCACGACGGCAACGCGCCCATCGGCGTGTGCGAACACAAACTTGTTGCTCGTGCCGATCATCCCCTCGAGCACGCGTTGCACGTCGCTCGAGAACAACGCATCGGCATTGTCGCGCGCCATCGGCGCGAGCACGTGCTGCGCCATATGCCACGTATCGGACATCCCGCGCGTCGGTGTGCCGATCTCGAGCACGCCGTTGTGGACGAACGCCACATCTGGCGTAAGTGTGAACGGGTGGGCGTTCTCGAGATTCACGCTACCGTGCGTTGCCATGCGCCAATGCAGCACGCACGCACGCCCCGCGGCGTGCGCGTAGTAGAGCGCGAGCATCTCGTTGACGTCGCCCACGGTTCGCCACGTGTGTAGCACACCACCGACGGCGCGCATAATGCCGAACCCGTCATCATTGCGTGAGAAAATTTCCACGAGGCGCGCACGTGGGAGTGTGTGTCCTGCTGGTTGAACGATGATAAGGCACATGGTTAGATCTCCGCCCAACGGGTTGCAGTGTCGGTGACACGCGGCGCGCGGATTGCGCGCTTCGTGATAGCTTCAATGGCGCTACGCAACGGCTCGTAGCGCGGCGCGGCGCGCTCTGTCACGCGGCGCGCAAAGCATCGGCGCAGATGCTTTGTGTCGGCGGCGTTCGCGACGTCGTAAACGTGCTCGAGGAAAGCACGCGTACTTAGATCGCCATTCGACGCCGTGCGCGCGAACTCGAGCACGGCGTTGGAAAACTCAACGCACGCGAGCACCGTTTCCGCGCGTAACGTGCCACGGAATAGGCGAAACTCAACGGTGCGTGAGTTCGTGAGATTGAGCATCTCGTACCGGTCGTACGACTGCGCCGCATTGCGTAGCGCTTTCTTCGCGATGCGGCAGTACGAGTTGCCATAGCGCCGCGCGATGGCGCGTACAAGCGTTTCGTTCTCCGGTGCGTTGAGAAACACAACGGCGCGCGCGAGTTGCAGTGTGGTGAGGCCACGGCGCGACACGTGGACGTGCAGTCCGCACGTGCGCGTGTCGTGCGAACGCAACGCGCGCGCCGCCGTTTGCGACAACACACGCGACCACAGTTCCTCATGCGCATCGAGGCCCATCGGTTGCGTGATGAGCTCGAATCCCCACGTGAGGCTGCCGTCGTGCTCTGCCCATACGCGGCGCGTGTCGCCGTTCGCCACGTCGAGCAACGCACGCGCCGTGTCGTGGCGCTGTTCATCGCTCGCGTCGGCGTCGGCCATCTCAACTTCGAGTTCAACGCCGAAATGCCGATCACCGTGTGCACGCGTCCACGCCGACGGCAGCGGTACCGTTTGCGCGCGGCGTTCGCCGTTGTGGTATCCACCAATCACGCGCGTTTGCGCTTCACGTTCGGCGCGCTCTTCGCGCTCGAGTTCGCATTCTCTGCACACGCCGTCTGTTCCCCATGCGCCGTCGGTGTACAGCCTATCACAATCCGCACACGAGAACGTGTGGGCGTCGGCGCACGATTCGCACAAGTGCACGATGTTTCCCCATTCATCGAACGCGCGCGTTGAGTCACTACGCAACGTGTACGCGTCACAATACGAGCACTCGAACGCGCAAAACGCGTGCACAACGCGATCGCCAACTAGCACGGTGTCGTCATCGTCGCGCACAACGGCGCAGCACTCTGCGCAGCACGTCGGCGTTTCGTGCGCGGTTTCGGTTTCGTTGGGCGTCGGCATCAGTCATCCCCCCGCAAGTCGTGCAGCGCCACGAGGAGCGCGCCGATTACGAGCGCCACGGCACCCGCACCGACAAGCGTGAGCGAACGCGTGCCCAGTCCCGCAATGATCGACATGAGCCCTGCGCCGGTTACCAAAATCGCCATCGTCATCTTTTCCCTCTTGCGTTGAGTTGTCCTGCCGTGCGCGGCCCCCGCCGCGCACCACCCCAACGTACGGCCCGTGCTCTCGAGAGTCAACAATAGCGCCGCCCTCGAGCTCGAGCCCCTCGAGCTCTCGAGGGCGTGAGCTCGAGCCCCTCGAGGGAACCCCGCTCGAGCTCGAGGGCGGTTCCAAAAGCCGGAATACCGGGGTGTTTCCTTAGGGTGTTTTCTCGTGCGCGTGCGCGCGCGAGGCGCTGCGCGGCGCGGGGCTCGAGGGGATCGAGGGGATCGGCACGTGGCGCGCGGAATGACACGAGCTCGAGCGGGGCGTTGGGAAGGGGAAAAATCGCAACCAAGCGCCCCGCGCACGCGCGCGAGTCTATAGCCTACGCGCGCGACACACGCGCACACGCGAGATCGCTCAGGGCGTTCTCTCGCGCGCGCCACGTGCACGTGGGGGCGCGTGGGCACGTGCACATACGCACGCGCACACGTGCACGTGCCCACGTGCGCCTGGGCGCACGTGCACGCGCGCGAGGGGGTATACCCCGAGCGGCAACACGCGCGGTATTGCACCACCCTCACACGGTCAGAAGGGGCATGGTACATGTCAACGGAGGCGATGTGCCGTGGGGGCATTATGTTAGCGCGGAGTGGGCGTGCGGGCGACGACAACGGAGGAGCGATGCCATCAAGCGCAGGGTACGAGCGGGACTACGCGCGGGAGTATGCGGGGCAGAAAGCGCGCGGAGAGAGCGGCACAGGGGCGCAGAGCGGGAACGCGAAGCGGAAGCGGCTGCGGAGAGCGGTGTTGAAGCGGAAGGCGGTGAAGAAGGGGCAGGACGTGGATCATGTGCGCCCGTTGTCCAAGGGCGGCGGGAACGGCGTGGACAATGCGCGCGTCGTGTCCAAGGGGACGAACCGGAGCTTTCCGCGCAAGGCGGATGGCTCGATGCGCTAATCACAGGGAGTGGTACATGTCAACGCGGAAACACGCGGAGAGTGAAGGGAGGAAGGCGGAGATTGTGGCGGAGGTGCTGGGGCGGATGGCGGACGGGCAGACGGTGAAGGAGGCGGTTGGCGCGATGAAGCTGGACGTGTCGGATGGCACGGTGCGCCGGTGGATGACGGAGCGCGAGGAGTGGGCGGGAGAGTATCAGCGCGCCAAGAAGCTCATGGCGAGCGCGATGGCGGAGGAGGCGCTTCGGGTGGCGCGGGAGAGTACGAATTACTCCAGCGCCGCAGATCGGGTGCTGATCGAAACGCTGAAATGGGCAGCGGGGAAGGCGAATCCGGCAGAATACGGGGATCGCCAGACCGTGGAGCACCAAGGCGCGCAGACGCTCCAGGTGAAGATCGTGGAGGACGACGTGCCGGTGAAGAACGTCCGAGCGATGACCGAAAGCGCCAAGGAGGTGGTCAGCGGGGCGATTATGCAGATCGCCGTCCAAACCCCGCTCCGGATTGCCGCTGGCGAGGATTAAGCGAAGATGAGGGAAAGATTAAGATTTGGTTAAGTTTGCATGAAGGGGGATTGACAGCCAGCGCCAAACCCCAGAGGTTGGGGGGAGATGTGAGAGGGGGGATGAACGCAAAGCGTACGCACAGCGAATACGCGAAACGGTTCATGTCAACGCGTTCACAAGAGAACGAGAGATCTCGGTGCGGGGTGGAGCAGTGGAAGCTCGGCGGACTCATACTCCGCAGGTCGAAGGTTCGATTCCTTCCCCCGCTATATGACACACCCTGCGCGTCCCCCCTCACGAACCCTGCACCGCTGCGCGTTGTGCGGGGAGTGGGGGCGTCCTGCCGCTGGCGACCCGTGCGGGAAGTGTGGCGAGGTGTATATTCCGGTGCCGAATACCGGCCCACCCCAGCCTTTGCAATCGGAGTCGCGTGCCAAACCCGTGGACGCCTGAAGACGAACAGACGCTCCGCGACCTGACGAATGCGCGGTTGACTATTGCGCAGATCGCGCAGCAGATGCAGCGGTCGTATGCGTCCGTGCATAACAAACAACAGGTCTTAGGGGTCGGGGTCGTCCGCAACCTGAAGCACAAGGCGGACGGCTTGGATCGGGCACTCTTTGATCCCGCCGCCAAAATTGGGCAGGACCAGATTCCCGAGTGGTTGGACCAGCTCCGCCCCGTCGCCCTCCCCGCCCCAGACAAACCCAAGCGTACCGCCACCAGCAACCCGTACACGATTGTGGCGGGCGACTTCCATTTTCCGGCCCAAAGTCACGCCAGTGTGGCGATTTTGCTGGAAGTCATCAGCCAGGTCCGCCCCCAGCGCCTGATCCTGAACGGCGACACGGTAGATTTGCTGGCCGTCAGCCGGTATCCTAAGGATCAGCGCCATACCTGGGATTTGCGCCAAGAAGTGACCGAGTTCCACAAGTTCCTGCACTTGGCGCACAGTCTCGGCGCGGCGTGGGGCATGGAATTGGTCGAAACCGAGGCCAACCATAGCGGGAACGGGACCGCCTCGCGCTGGCATCGCTACCTCAGTGACCGTGTGCCAGTGCTGTACGGGCACCCCAAGGCCGAACAGCTTTTGCAGTACCAGACGTGGTTCTACCCCGAATGGTGCCCGATTCGCTTGGCTGACCACGTGATGATCGCCGATGAGCTGCTGGTCCTGCACGGTGACCTCGTTCGCAAGCACGCCGCCTATAGCGCCCGAGGCCACGCGGAAAAGTGGCACTCCAGCGTCATGCACAGTCACACACATCGCATGGGCAGCAGCCTGGAGCGGATTCCAGCAGTAGGAAACCGGCCAGAACAGGTGCGCCGCGCCTACGAAATCGGCTGTATGTGCGACCTGAACCCCAGTTACGTCAGCGCCCCCAACTGGACCAACGGCTTTGCCATCATCGCGCACAGCGAGGAACACGGGGGCTATGGGGTCGAATTAGTGAACGTGGTCAAAGACCGCGCCGTGGTGACCACGGTGGGCCAGACTATCATCGCGCAGCCCGTCTAACATGTCACCCTCAAAAAAATCCGTTAGCTTTCCGGCGCTTCCCAAGACCCTCATGGCCCCCGCAGGGGAGGTGACGGTCGTGCTGTCCCCCAAGATCAAGCACCCCGACGGGGACGAGTGCTGGGGCATCTGGGATGACTCGACGCGCACCATCACGCTCGACAAAACCGCCATGAAGCGGCACCAGTGGCGCGTCCTGTTCCACGAGTTGACCCATGTGGCGCTGGATGACGCAGGACTGTCCAACGGGATGAACGATGAACTGGTCGAGGCCGTCTGTGACGCCATTGCCAGCGCGCGGATGCGGGAGCGGTTCGGCTGATGGCGAGCCCTAAAGGGAAGCACAAAGGGGGCACGGAGGCGGTCGTACGCCTCCACCGGCGTCATCCAGGTCAAGCCGCCATCGCCAGCCACCCCGCCCGCTTCCGCGTGGTCATGTGCGGTCGCCGGTGGGGAAAATCAGCCTGTGGCATCCGCGAAGTTTGTGACGTGGCCCTCGCGGGCGAGCCCGCCGCGTGGTTTGCGCCCAGCTACAAGATCGCGCTCGAAGCGTGGCGCGAGCTGGTGGACCGCCTCGCCCCCGTCACAGCACGTGTTTCCGAGCAAGACAAGCGCCTGGAGCTGGTTACAGGCGGAATTGTCGAGGTCTGGACGCTGGATACGCCCGATCCGGCCCGTGGCCGTAAATACAAGCTTGCGGTGATCGACGAGGCGGGCATCGTGCGCGATTTGCTGGAGGTCTGGCAAGCCGCCATCCGCCCGACGCTGGTGGATTTGGGCGGGCGCGCGCTGATTTTGGGGACGCCCAAGGGGCGGCGACACGGATTTGTCACGCTATTCAACCGAGGGCTGACCGATGACCCCGATTGGCAGAGCTTCCGGGCCTCGACGCTGGAAAACCCCTATATACCGGCAGAAGAGGTGGAAATCGCTCGCCGCGAACTGCCGCCAGAGGTCTTCGCGCAGGAGTTCGAGGGCGTTCCGACAGATGATGGCGCAAACCCCTTCGGTCTCGACGCCATCCGACGCGCCGTTAAGCCCGAAAACGAGCGAGACCGCCTCCCCGCCGTCGTATACGGCGTCGATTTGGCCCGAAGTCTTGACTTCACCGTGGTGGTCGGGATGGATGCCTACCGAAGGGTGGTAATGCTGGAGCGGTGGCAAGCCCCGTGGGCGGTCACCAAGCAGAAGGTGCGGGACATCGTAGGGCAGACCCCCACCGTGGCCGACGCGACCGGCGTAGGCGACGCGATTGTGAGCGATTTGCAGCTTATGGGGGTCGATGTCACGCCCCACGTCTTTACCCAGCCGTCCAAGCTGCGCCTCATGCAGCGGCTGGTCGCCGCGTTTCAGGGGGACGAGCTGACGCTGCCCGACACCGAGGCCGCTAAGTGGCTGGTCGCGGAACTGGAGGCGTTCGAGTTCACCTACACGGCGACCGGCGTGAAATACGAAGCGCCGCCAGGGGAGCACGACGACGGCGTGATGGCGCTCGGACTGGCGCTGTACGGATGGGACCGCGTGCAAGGTGTTCCGCCCGCAGAGTTTACGCCATTCCCATTGCGCGAACATGGAAGAGACAGTAACGTGGAAAATGGCGAGTCGGGCCCGCCGCGCTCTTTGGCGGCAATAGGAAACTTTACGTCACAACTCCCGTCGGACGGGTGGTGAGGAAGCCATATGCCAAAGAGTGGGATGGAGGCGGTCGCCTCAAAGCAGCAGGACATGCAGAGCCAGCTTAAAGAGAAGCTCAAGCGGAAGCCCGTCATGCAGCGCAAGGGCAAGGGCCCTGGCGTGGCTGTGATGATCGCCATTGGAAAGCCGAAGGGTCCAATGGGCGAGAAGATGGGCGAGGAGAAGTCCATGCGCGAGGAACTGGACGCCTCGAAGGGTGAGGGTATGTCGAAGGCCGACAAGATCGCTGCCCTCGAAGAAAAGATCGGCTATCTCAAGGCCGAACTCGCGCTGCTCAAGGACGAAGAGGACGACTCGGGAATGGAGTCGGAAGACTCGGAAGACGAGTCAGAAGACGAGTCGGACGACGAAGACGAGTACGACGACTGATGCCAAAGTCTCCCGCGTGGCAGCGAGCCGAAGGAAAGAATCCGGAGGGTGGCCTGAACGAAAAGGGCCGCGCTTCGCTTCGCGCTGAGGGGCGGGACATCAAGCGTCCGGTGAAGAAAGCCGAAGCCGCTCGGTCTGAAACATCGGCCAAGCGGCGTGTGGCGTTTTGCCGACGCATGAAGGGCATGAAGCAAAAGCTGACCAGCGCCAAGACGGCCAACGATCCGAACTCACGGATCAACAAGTCGTTGCGAGCGTGGGATTGCAACTAGGCGATTGACCATTTAGCACACGGAGCATCCGATGTCTGTTGGCACCCAGATGAAAAACAGCGTAACCGTCGCCGCCCAGAACGATGCCGCCACGTTGGTCGGCTTTCCGTCGAGCGGGAATGTGTCAGTCCAGATCGCGGGCGCGTTGAGCGCGACGATCACGTTTGAGGCCACTTGCGACAACACCAACTGGGTGGCGTTGCATATGCAGCCGGTGGGCGCGGCACCAGCGACGACCACGGCAGTGACGACCGCCACGGCAGCGGGGATTTGGAACGCCAGCACGCAAGCGTACTCGGGGGTGCGGGCGCGATGCAGCGCCTACACGTCGGGATCGCCGGTTATCACGCTCAAGTACAACGGCGTCTAACGTGCCCTTGCTTGCTCACGCGATTTGGGCCGTCGTTGTCCTCGCGGCAGTGTTTCGTGTGTGTCAGGTCGCACTCGCGTTTGCGCCGCCTCGCAGTGTAAGCGGAGCAACCGCGTATGCGGAGATCGACGTACCAGAAGACCTTGTAGCCTACGCGATGCAAGAACGCGAGGCATGGGCGCAGGAAGAAGTGCTCCGTGCCGTGCGTGAGCGATTCGAGGAATTGCGGGACTGGAACCGCGTGAGATCTGCTGTGGGTATTGGGAGGATAGACGGATGACATTGCATCGCACGTTAAAAGAACGAGTGTTGCACAAGTCTATCCCAGTGCCAGAATCTGGGTGTTGGATTTGGCTTGGCGCAAAACAAACCAATGGTTATGCCCATTTGGGGTATATGGGGAAGACATATCTTGTTCATAGAGTTTCGTATGAACAATTTGTTGATGCTATCCCTGATAAGTTAGTTCTTGACCATTTGTGCAAAAACAGGGATTGCGTAAACCCAGATCATTTGCGCCCTATTACACAGCGCGAAAACATGCTTGACATTAATAGCATGTCGGTTTCTGCTATATGCTCTAGAAAACTTGTGTGCCCAAAGTGCGGCAGTGAGTATACAAAAGTAAAAGTTGGGCGAGAGTGCGTTCCTTGTAGAAACAAAAGGAATAGAGCATATCGGCTAAACAAAAGGACTACACCATGACGCTGCCGCTGACGCCTGAGTTGGAAGAAGGGATGAACCTTGAGCAGATGATGGCTGATCTGCTGAGTGTGGATGTACCGCGTGATCCCAATGCGGAAGTGGCCCCCAACCCGCCAGAGGACACGGGCGCAACGCCAGACGAAGATCTCGCCGCGTTGCAGAAGGCGATGTACGGCGCAGACTTTCCCGCCGCGATCCCTGAGTTGGCGGACTCCATGCAAGCGTGGGCCTCGTGGTGCCACAACTTGTGGACCAGCCGCCGCGAGTCGGTGCAGATGCACCTGCACCTCGTGGAGCGCAACCGCTTGTTCCGTGCCGGCCAGCAGTGGATCTCGGCGTCGGGCTTGGGACCGTGGCGTGAACCGGCCCGTCCGCGTGATGCAGCGCGTGTCGTGTACAACATGATCGACAAGGCGCTCGACCAGCGCCTCCAGATCATGATGGATCAGAAGCCGGGCTTTGCCGTCACGCCTTCAACGCAAGACCCTGACGACAAGCGCAAGGCCACCGCGCAGCAGCTCGCGCTGGAGTACCAGTACGAGCAGCAGCAGATGCAGCGCATCGGACGCGAAGCCGCGTTCTGGGCGCAGACGGACGGTTTGAGCTTTTGGCACATGTTCTGGGACCCCGACCGTGGCCCGTGGGATGAGCGGTTGGGCGAGCGGCCTGGACAGCGCAAGCCGCTGGGCGACATCGGGTGTCAGACGCTCCGTGTGGAGCAGGTGCGCGTGTCGCCCAACGCGACGGCCACGCAAGCGCCGTACTGGGTCATCATTCGGGAAGTAATCTCGCGCTCGGAAGCCAGCTTCCGCTACGGGGTGACGGGCTTGGACGCATCGGACACGATGCAGTCCCCTGGCAACGCACCGACGTATTCGGGCGCGGAGGGTATCGGGTCGTGGGTGCTAACGCAAACGACCATAGGCGAAGGCCAGCGCCTACGCAACGAAGATGTGACCGAGCGCCTCACGGTGTACGTTGCACCCCATCCCGATGCCCTCCCCGAAGGCTTGCAGATGGTCGTGGTCGGCAACAACGTGGTCTTCGGGCCGTCCCCGTTGCTGTGGGGCGTGATCCCCGTCGTGGCGGTGCGTGACGGCTCCAGCGACCCGTCGTACTACCCGCGCCCGATCATGGAGCAGTGGCTCGACCACCAGATGCGCGTCAATGCGCTGCTGTCCAAGTGGGTCGAGAATATCCGCGTGAACGCCGGTGGCCGGTTCCTGACGCGCCCCAACGCGATCTCCACGGAGACGTTTATGGGCGGCGTCACGAGCATGATCGAAGTGCGTGGCGCAGGACCGATGAGCGATACCATCCAGCCGGTACAGGGCTTTAGCGTCGGCAACGATGTGAAGGAAGCCTTGGCGCTGGAAAAGACGGCGTTCGAGGATGCGTCGGGCTGGAACGCGGTCAGTCGTGGACAGGTCACGGGCGAGTCGGGCCGTGCCATTATCGCCAGCCGTGAGCAGTTGGAGCGCGTGTTCTCGCCGCCCATCACGGCGCTGTCGTATGCCTACACCGACTGGTGCAAGGTGACGATGGCGGCGATGGCATGGGGCTACTCCCTGCCGCGCTCGCTTGGCGCGATTGGCAAGAACCGCCCTGATCTGGCGCGAGCGGTCAGCGCGTCGGACTTCGATGGCGAGTCGGATGTGCGCGTGGAACCGGCGACCCTCATGCCGATGCCGATGGCGTTCCGCCTCTACCTGCTGGACAACTGGCTCCAGACGGGCGTGATCGACCTCAAGGAATACCGTCGTCGCCAGATGTTTGCGATGGCGAAGGACATCGGGACGCCAGACGAAGATCAGGAAGCGCGGGCCAAGCGCGTGGCCGACGCGATCCGGTCGGGCGAGCCGGTCCCCGATATGCGGTGGCAGGACAACGAAGCGATCCACCAAGACGTGCTGGAGCGCGAGATCCTGTTGCAAGATGACTTGTCGCCCGAGATCATCGCCGCTGGACAAGAGCGGTGGATGGCTCTGGCAAATCAAGCCACGCAGAAGCAGGGCGGGATGCCACCGCAGGGTGGCGCTCCAGCCCCAGCTCCTGCCGGTGTGGGGCCAGCCGCAAGTGTGCCCGCCATCTCTCCTGGACAGATGCCGCTGGCATCTGGGAACCCCCCAATCGGCGTCGTTGGGATGCTCCAACAGCAGTTGACGGGAACCCCAGAGGCAGAACAGGCCGCGCAAGCCGCCGATGCCCTGTCCGCCCAACCCTAAGAGGATCTTGTGGATATTTCCGAAGCGATTGCCAGTGCGGTGGACTCTGCGCTGCCCCCTCAGACTCCCGACGCCGACGAGACGGAGCAGTCCGTTGCGCCGGTCGCCGAAGCCGAGGCGGCACCAGACATCGACCCCACGCCAGACGCGGACGAGGCAGCAGACAGCGACGAGTCCCCCGTTGCTGAAACGGTAGAACTCCCCGAAGGCTATGTCGCGGTGCCCGTCGTCACGGACGGGTTGGCGACCGAGTTCACGCTCAAGGACGCCGAAGGGGAAGTCGAGATCCCCGACTTGGTGGTGGAGTACAAAGCGAACGGCAAGGTGCGCCAAGATCGCTTGGATCAGGTGGTTAAGCTCGCGCAGTGGGGCGTGTACAACGCCGAGCGTGAGCAGCAGATCAAGCAAGTCGAGCAGCAAGCGCAAGCTACACAGCAGGAGTTGCAGGAATACGTTGCCGTGCTCGAAGAACGCGAAAAGCAAATTGAGCGCCTTCTCACGGACGAAAACTTCCTGCATGCCGTACGCGAAGCGTACGAAGTAGAAAACTCGCCTGAGCGTCGAGCCGAGCGAGCGATGCAGGAAACAGAAAACTTGCGTATCCAATATCAAATGGCCGATATTGAGCGCAGTGGGAAGCAGTTCTACGAAAGCGAAGTGTCGCCAGCCATCGACATGATTGTCACTGCACTGCCGACGGTCTCTGCCGACGAACTGCTAGAACGGTTTACTTACGCGATGCAAGCGCACGTCGAGAAGGCACCCAACGGGCAAGCCTACATTCCGGCGTCACGTTACGATGCGGTGCGGAAGTACATCGTGGATGACTTGGCATCATGGGCGCAATTCCAGCATAGCCGTCGTGCCCAGCCCGTTGCTCCGTCGCCCGTACAAGCGTCGGCAAGCAAGGAACTGGAACGAGCGCGTGTGGACGCACAGAAGGCCAAGCGGGTGGTTGGTCAAGCCACCAAGCCTGTGGGACGTGCCGGTGGGACAAGCACGGAAAAGCCACGGGCGTCACGAATTGCTTCGGTAGATGATGCGGTGTCCAGTGCGCTGGACGAAGTGTTGTCTGCCATCCGGTAACTCACTCTCGTAACAAGGAAATATCGTCATGCCGAATCCTACGGTTATTTCGGATGCGGAACTGACTGGCCTACTGAAGAACGTCTACAGCCAGTTCCGTGAGAAGGTGCAGAACCTCGTGACCCCGCTGCTCGCGCAGCTTGAGAAGGGTCGTGCGGGTGGCCCGCGCAACATGCGTTGGGGCGGTAACAACGTGTTCTTTGACGTGGTGGTTGGCCGTCCGGCTGGTGCCACGTTCTCGTCCGCTGGCTACTTCCCGCCCGACACGACGGCGCAGGAAGTGCAGGGTAACGTGGGTGTGGTCCGTGCGTACACGACCCGTCAGATCGACGGCCTCGCGTTCGTCGGCACCCAGAGCAAGGACGCGGCCTTTACGACCATCGCCAAGAAGACGATGGAAGAAATCAAGGACGCTTCCTCGCTTCTCATGCAGCAAGCCCTGCACAACAAGCAGGATGGCATTGTAGCCCTCGTGAGCAGCGTGTCCAGCACAACGTCCATCGTCGTGTCGTCGCCCTACGGCGTGGCCTCGGCGGGTCAGGGGTCGCTGCTCCTCTCGGTCGGTGACTACATCGCCGTCCTCGACACCTCGTCCTCGGACGCGGTGCTGGGTCGTGCCGCCATCACGGCGATCAGCAACAGCGGCGACAACGCCACGCTGACGCTGGGCACCGCGATCAGCAGCATGGCCGCGACGGACAAGATCGTAAAGGCGACCGCGAACGACACCTCGTTCAACAGCGCCATGAACGGTCTGATCAACATCACCAACCGTGGCGGGTCGTATGCCTCGCTGCACAATGTGTCGGCCAGCACCTACAGCATTTGGGATGCGACCCGACTGGTGGCGGGGACGGATACGCCGGACGCGAACACGCCGACCGAATCGGACATCTGGGATCTCATTCAGAAGATCTCGGGTCGCTCCGGCAAGGACGCGATGACCCGTCCGAAGGACTTCCTGCTCATGACCACGCCTGGCCTCGCCAAGAAGCTCATGGAGAGCATGGTCGGTCAGCGTCGGTTCACGGCGGGCGAGTTCAGCACGACGATCAAGGGCGGCTACAAGGCCATTGAAGTCTGCGGCATCCCGTGCGTGACCGACTACTACGTCCCCGCTGGCACCATCTATCTCCTCCACATCCCGTCGCTGGCGTGGGTGGACGCGAAGGATTGGGGCTTCGTCGAGTTCGAGGGTGCGGGTCCGTGGCGCTGGATTCAGGGCCGCGATGCGTTCGAGACGACCTACGGCTGGTACGGCAACCTTGCCTGTCTTGCCCGTAACGCTCACGGCAGCATCACGGGCTACACCGACACGGCGCGTTACAGCCATGTCTAAGTAATGGATCGGGGGGCGGCTCACTCTGGGTCGCTCCCCATCCATGCCCTTGATCCCCTCGGAGACTCTGATGCCGTATAACTATTTTGCTCCACGACCGGGACGCCTTGGGGTGCTGCCGGTCCCGTTCCAGAGCGGTCGGTTGAACACCGGCACGTTGGCGGCGGGAACGCAGACGCACAACATTGGCGGCTTTGCCCCGACCTGCTACATCAACCGTGCAACCCTTTGCGCGGAAACCTTCCCCACGGCGGCGACGAGCTGCGTGGTGACGCTGTTCAAGATGACGGGGGCGACGGCGCTGGCGCTGACCAGCGGCTTGGACATCAACACCAAGACGGCGGATACCCCGCTCCAGTTCACGGTGTTGTCCACGCTGACCGACGCACAGCGGACGCTCAACCCCGGCGATAGCCTTCGGGTGTCTATCGTGACGGTCGGGTCGGTCACGACCCAGCCGGACGATGTGACGGTGAACGTCGAACTCCTCATCGAGAACTAAGTGACATCTCCGGTCGTTCTCTTGAACGCCCTTGGCTCTCCTGAGCCGTCGCCCACGATTGAGCGGCGGCTTCGGGAGATCCATTCGGGCCTCCATCTCCGATTCGTCCAAGGCGCATGGGGTGTGTGCCTGACATGGACGGACGACGATACGCGGCGGCAGTGGATTCAGAACGAGTCTTACAGCCCCGCCCAAGCGTATGACATCATTGGCTACCTGCCGATGGACTGTCCCCCTGACTCTGCGCCGGGGTATTTGTCTAAGATGTTCCGCGAGTTTCCTCGCACTGATGTGAACCGGATGCTTGATGCGCTTGATGCGTTCAACGAGCAGCCAGCACAGGCCGCAGTAGAGGCGGCGATTGCCGAAGTGTTGGATGGCGCGGACCCGTCTGGCACCGCCAAGCGTGGTCGTGGTCGCCCCCGTAAGAACTCCTAAGAGACGGTCATGCCATCAGTTACCCTCCAGCAGCTTGTCACGGACACACGCGAGTACATGGACGCGGTGGGATCTACGCGCTGGTCGGATAACACGATCAAGACGGTACTCAACAACGTGTTTGACAACGAGTGGTCGAACATCCTGAACGCTGCGCCGTACTACACCTTCGGGTTGCGGCAGGTGACAACGGATGTAAACGGCCAGTTTGCGTTTACCGACCTCAATGCAGGGTCGGGCGACACGCAGCAGAACTTCTATCGCGTCATGTCGGTCAGCGACGGCAACGTGCTGTACGATCAGACGCGCTTCCAAGATGTGCCGCTGGCGACGACGACGAACTATCTGCCGACCTACCCGCGCCTGTACTACATCATCGGGCAGGGAGTCCAGATCCTTCCGGTCGCCTCTGGCACGGGGCTGTACGTCGGGGTGAACTACAAGCCGACCGCGCTGCTGGATCTTGCCAGCGATACGTCGGTCGTGGATTACCCCGACAACTGCCACCTCATTCTTGTCTGGAACGCGGCGGCGCAGTTGCTTCTCAAGGGCGGCACGGAAGCGGCGGCAGCGGCGAACCTCAAGGCGCTAGCCGATGACGACCGCAAGACGCTGCTGGACGACATCCGCCGCTACACGATCAACCCGACGCGCATGGCCTACCCCGACCAGAAGTATGACTGGAGCGGCGGCTAATGGCCCCGGGGCGCGAGAAGGTCGTTGACCA